ACAGCAGAAGAACTGATTCCCGAAGATATCAACTTTCCTGTGGTCTATGAGGACACTCACTTCCACAAGTCCAAGTATGTCATCAACGGTAACACGGGGGAATACCTTGGTATCGTTGGTAAAAAGTTTAATTGTGCTAATCACGGTGACTTCTTCACCGACATACACAATGCCGTATCAAAGCACCTCGGTGAGGATACATGCGACAGCATGAACCTAAACTTTCGCAAAGCACGTAATAATGCGTGGGTGATGATGGAGATGGTCATGCCTAACGTGTTGCGCAAGATTGTCACTGACAAGCATACGACAACCATTGCACCTCGTATGATCGCGCTACATGGCATTGACGGTAGCTGTTCCAATCAGGTGTACTACGGGGCCATTGACTTCTTTTGTACAAATGGAATGATCACTGGTGATTACGATAGCATCAAGCGTAAAAATACCACTAACTTTGACCTAGAAAAGTTTGTCAAAGAACTTGAAGATACTATGTCTAATTTTGATAGCAATGCGGATATGTATCAGAAGTGGGCAGAGACAAAGCTATACACAATTGATGTGAGTGCAATGCTCAAGTCCATCATGTCTGATGAGAAGGCAGAGAAGATGTTCAGCTTGTATAATCACGAGACTGTGACACGTGGTCGCAATGTGTGGGCTTTATATTCTGCATTCACTAGCTATGCTAACCCTTTGAATGTAGACACTAATGGCTTTGCACTTCGCCGCACAGGAAATGATACGCAAGCACAGAGCCTGTGGAAGCGTGAACAAGACGTAGCTGGCTGGATCAATACTCCGCAGTTCCGTGAACTGGCAGCAGCATAATGAAAAAGAAAAGACATGTAATCACAGTGGAGCCAGAATGGTGTGAGGGCTGGCTCCGCTACGACACTGATGCGGTAGATGAGCAAGATGCGCTAAATCAGGTTGTAGAGTTGATGAAAAGAAATGCAAAACCAAGCATGTTGGATGTGACTATTCTTGATGTCTTTGAGGATGATGATCCAGCGTATGATGTCCTACAGCACACAACAGAGGTAGGGAGTTACAGATGAGGATGTATAAGATTACCTTTTCACCCAATAAGTTTCATGGTGAACTAACTTGGTATGGGAAGGCAAGCCACAGTGAACATGCTAAATCTAACCTTATGTTGGATTGGCATCGTGCTTGTACGACACGAGGTTTAAATTTGAAAAGGGCAGAGATCACAGAAATTCACGAGGAGATAGTGTCATGGCAACCAAGCATGATTTACAAGGACTAGCCGATGATTACTATTCTTCCTATGAGTTCAATAACTTACGGAAAGAAACTAAGAGACAGTATCAATACCACATTGGTATCATGCTCGACACTGTGATCGACAGCAAAGCCATTCGGGATAGGCAATGTGACAAATTGTCATCCCGTTTGGTCAAGCTGGCTTATAACCAATGGTGTGAGAGGGGCATACAGTTTGCTAATCACGTGTTGTCAGCATCACGTATATTATTTAGTCATGGACTAAACATGGAGTTGATTTTGGTAAACCCTTTTCTTGCTGTTAAAAAACGCTCTGTAAAGCCTCGTAGGACGGTGTGGAGTAAGGAACAGGTACAAACCTTCCTAAACGTAGCTTACGGCGACTACAGCACCCGCAATGTAGGTTTAATAGCGCAAATGGCATACGAATGGTGTCAGCGTTTGGGTGACATGAGATTGTTGCAATGGGAATCAATACAATTTGATAAGTCTCGCGTATATATTCAGCAATCAAAACGTAGAGCAGAAGTTTTCTTGCCTGTATCCGACGATTTGTTGGAAATGTTGTCGCAACAAAAAGAAGACTTTGGTTTTCAAAATTATGTAGCACCCATGACGTTACCCATTCGTGGTGTTTATCATCCCTATACACTACATAGATTACCTAAAGTAGCACGTAGGGTAATGCGTGAGGCAGGTTTACCAGAAGAATTACGACTATCTGATCTACGTAGAACTGGTACAACTGAAATGGTAGATGCAGGTGTGGGTATGGCACAAATTATGTCGGTTACAGGACATGCTAACCCACAAAGTGTGAAGCCATACATGAAAAATACTTTTGTTAGTGCCGATTTAGCCTTGACGGCACGTAAAAACCATGATATTTAAACATCGTGATTGCCCAACGGACCTATATATAAACATATATAATGGAGATATGTAATGGACGTACGTGTATTTGTAGAGGATTTAGGTATTGTTAGTGGTGATTCTCGTAGACTTAACTGCCCTGTCTGTAAGTCATACAAAACATTTACTGCTACTAATAATATGGGGTCTTTGTTGTGGAATTGTTACAAAGCCTCCTGTAGTGTCAGTGGTTCCGTTCGTTCTCGTTTATCTGTAGATGATATTCGCAGGATGAAAAGTGTCACACCTGTGACAGATGATTTTGCACTCCCTGAGTTTATTGTACCTCACGATAATCGTAGTGCTGTATTAGATTATGCAGACAGATGGGGCATTAATGCAGACAATATTATGTATGATGTAAAAGAACATAGGGCTGTGTTTGTGTGTTATCACGCTAATACACCAGTTGACGCTACAGGTCGTGCGTTAGGACGTAAGTTACCTAAATGGAAAAGATATGGAAATAGTGGCTTGCCATTTGTTCACGGACGTGGTAATGTCGCTGTGGTTGTTGAGGACTGTGTGAGTGCAGTCGTTGTTGGTGAGTACGATTCCTTTGTCGGGGTTGCGATTCTTGGAACTTCCCTCTCTGAATCGCATAAAGGGTATCTCTCACAGTTCTCGACAGCCGTTATGGCACTAGACCCCGATGCTTTGCCAAAAACACTACACTATGCTAAAGAGTTGCGTGGTCACGTTAGGGATGTTAAAGTGCTGCGATTAAACTACGACATAAAATACCGTAACCCCGTAGATGTACAAAAAATGCATCTATTTAAAGACAAAGGAGAAGTATAATGGAGTTATCAATTATTAGAAGTCTAATGGATAAAGAGTTCTACGATGCACATCGTGGTGCTAAGTGTCCTGACAGGTTGTTTAATCCAGAAAACCGTAAGATAAAGAAGACAATAGATTTAGCAATGGATCGGTATGAGAGAACGGTGACACCAGAGGAAGTAGAAGCACTCTTCCTATCAAACAATCCTACACTGACACCATCAAATAAAATGGCTTACTCTGCTGTATTTAATAATATTAAAAAAGAGAATCCTATGGGCAGCGACGTGGCACAGGAAGTGCTATCTAAGTTGTTTCAACAGGTTGTAGGCACAGACATTGCTGAGTTAGGATTTGAGTATGTCAATGGTGATCAAAGCAGTATGGAGTCGTTAAGAATACTTCTGGAACAATACAACGATGATTTTCTGCCTGACATGAATGTAGAATGGGATGATATTGATATTGATACATTGCTTACTAAGAATGATCTTGAAGCACGTTGGACATTTAACATACCAACACTAGCTGGTCACGTTGAGGGTGTAAACGCTGGTCATCTGATTGAGATTGGGGCAAGGCCAAATACAGGTAAGACGTCTTTCCATGCCAGCTTGATAGCCAGCCCAAGTGGTATGGCGGCGCAAGGTGCAAACTGTATTATCTTGTGCAACGAGGAGGGTAGTCATCGTGTCGGCGCACGTTATCTAACTGCAGCTACTGGCATGACTATGCGAGAGATCAAGAAGAATCCAAGTAAAGCCCGTGATCTTTATCAGCCTGTTAAGGATCGCATTAAAATAAAAGATGCAACAGGTCGTGATATGTCTTGGGTGGAGTCCGTCTGCAAGACATACAAACCAGACGTTGTGCTTCTTGATATGGGAGATAAGTTTGCTAGACAGGGAGGAT